ATAGATAGCATGTTGTTTATGCCAAGAAATCAAAAAGATTGTGATAAAGTTGGTGAGATATTAAAAGAAATTTTGTAGATTTGATTTTCATTTAGTTAAGAATTATTTGTTTTTTGTTTTAATTTAGTTTGACAAAAGAAAGGGGGCAACACACGTGATTGTCCCTTTTTTTATTCTAACTTACCTTTAGATAAGTCATTATATATAGACCATGTTCTTGCTGGTATCCTTCTTCCTGCTTTTATAGACATTCTTATAACCATTGATTTATCTTCTCCACTTAAGTCTGGTCCATACCACTTGTATATTTCACGCGCTTGTAGTTCTGAGTTGTTTTGGTATGCTATATCAAAGTACTTTTGATTTACATCTCTGTTCTTCATATATCTTGTATACCTTCTTAAATATATAGCTCGCATTTGTGGAGGAAAGGTTTCTTTTATAAAATCTCGGACTTCTTGTGGAAGTACAGTTGCTTTATCAAGCTCACCATTTTCATTTAGTCTCTTAATCATGGTGTACACTTTTTGTTCATTGTTGTAGGTATCAGACTTTTGTCTCAACAACTCTATTTGTCTGTCGTTTATTTCTTCGTATGATTTTATATTAGGATTTGTTGTTCTTTTTACTTTAGCAGAAACATCACTTGATATAGTTTTTATAAACTGATCAATTGTTTGAGTTCTAGAACCCCATTCAGTTGGAATAACATTAGCTATGCCGTATATCATAGACATCAATAAATTAGTCTTTGGGTTTGTGACTATCTTTTCTAAGGCAGCCTGAGATCTTATAGGTGAAACACTTATACCCATTCCAGCTAAACCTTGAGATACAAATTTATATAGATTGTTTACTTTATCATTTTGTAATCCTTCGTATTCTGGAAGCACGTCTTCAGGACCAAAGTATATTTTCTTGTCAAAGAAAGTATCTTCATTTCCGATGTATGTAATTGCTGCTGATACCGTTGGAATTCGTGCATCTAAATCATATGGTGTTACTGGTAGTGCTTTTAAAAATGCATCTTTAGTAGTTTCTAAATCAAAGTCTATATTTAAGTTATACTTTTTGTTTAAATAAGATAAACCAGCCTGATTACCTAAAGTTGCAACTAAAGCTGTTGCAGGGTTTCTTCTTATTCTAACATATTCTATGTTACCTTGTTCATCTAAACCAATTGGTATTAATGTATACTGTGTTTTTTCCCATGTACCTGTATCGTCATTAAATTTCTTCATCAATTTTCTAGCTTCATCTTCATCATTACCAACTAATCCTTGTAATATCATGTAAGATAAGACAGGTGTTGCTCCTGCAAACAATAACGCTTGAGTATATTTGATAGCTGTAATTTTTGGATCTTCTTGAAATGCTTCTCCAACCTTCCTTGTTCCCTGAAATGCTGCATTTAAATATGGTGCTACCTTGTCTATACCTTTTATAGTGTTCCCTCCTTCTGAGAAGTTTATAGTATTTCTGGCTGCCAATGCTGCTTCGTGCATTATGTCTTCTAAAGCCTGTCCTGTTGGATTAAGACCATGAGCCTTTATGTATTCTTTTAAGAGGTTGCTTTTTTGTTTTTGATATGCAGCTAATCTAAATGTAAGCTCAGATGTTTGACCAATATATGAAAGAGCTTGTCCTAATCTTAAAGCAATTTTCTGTCCTGTATTTTTTAGTCTACCATATTCTTTTCTCTTTTGTAGGTCTTTGATACCTTCTCTAGAAAGATAATCCATAGAACCACCATGCATTGCAAACTCTCTATAAAGTTTATCAAATGAAGAACTAGTACCTAACACTTCAGTAAACTCAGTCATGTCAGACCTCATCTTTCTTGCAGCAATAGTAATTGCATCAATCCCTAATTCTACCGCTGCCTTAGGAAGAAATGCACTATATATTTTGTTGTTTAGTAGGATATTGCTGAAATCCATAGGAGCTGCTGGTAACACAAACAAAGGGTTCCCTATTGTAGCCATGTATCTTAATGTTCTAGCACCAAGTATCCAATCCAGCTTCATATTGTCTACTAACTGCATTGCTTTAGTGTAATTTTCTGGCTTTATGTCTAACATTTGTCTTGCCATTTCAGTGTCCATAACAATGAACTTAGGCTTTCCTTTGTCATAAAACTTTAATACTGAAGTACCCTTGGGCCTGTTTTTATCTCTATCTGATTCGTGCTTATATTTAAGCCTATACACTGGCTCACTTGCCTTGTCTACAGTCCCCCTGGTATCTCCAACTTTAACTTTACCTATTACTGGATTGTCATATATAAGACCCTCAAACGCTTCTTTGTTATTTTCATATGCATCGTTAAAAGCTGTCAACATTTTATTTGCAAAGACTTTGTTTTGTGTAACTGCTGTGTGCATACGAAGCAACCAACGCACATCGTTGATAATCTCCTGAGAGTTTTGATCAGTTAAGCTTTTTATATCCTGCTTGCTTAGACCATACTTGAGCATGATATGATCAAATTGTTCTCCGTCATACAAGCCTTCGTTGTCTTGTACAATGTTTTGTATTGCAAGCATAGGACTGTACTCAACATCCTTAAACCTCAAGTAAGTTTCTTCATCTATTCTACCTGCTTTATATAATAGCCTTAGATTATTAGAGAAGCCGTCAAATACTGCGTTAGCTCTTTCCATCAATTCATTAAACTTACCTTCTCCTATATTATCTTGTAGGCTATTTAATATTCCTTGAGCAATGTTTCCGTCTATTCTTACCTCTTCACCTTTTTCATTGAGACCAACTCTATCATACGCAGTGTCACCTCTCCTAGCTCTACTTTCATTAATAGATATAACACGTCTTAACTGCACTATTTTGTTTAAATTGTCCTCATCTTTAGCCTTTAATCCCTTAAATGCCTTTTCATGATACTCATCAAATTGTGCTGCTGCTGCACCATTAGAGCCCTGTGAAGTCTTCATTACGTTATAAGCCCTAATAGCCTCTTTACTACCCTCGCCTTTTAAAAACTTACCTATCTGTCTTTGTCTATCAAAAGTGTTTCCTAAAGATCGACCAATTTTTCCCATCAAAGTTTTCTTAGGCTTAGTTAATTCAGCTGCTTTCTTTGCACTTCTATCGTATAAGTCATCAAATGCCTTAATCTGTTCTTCAGTGGCTCTAGACTGCTGAAGCATGGTGCCTGAAGGAACGAATGGCTTTGGTCTATTATCTTCATTAAAGAATTCAATCTTACCTCTAGCGTACACTCTAGTGCCTACCATTGTAGCTTCTTCAGCATACCTGACTGGCTTACCATCTAACGTTTCAAACAACTGAGTATCCTTGGGATTAAATCTAATCTCAGTTCCTGTATATTTTTGTTTATCTAACTCAATATCTTGGTAGAGACCATCTACTGAAGCAAGAGGAAACTTGTTCTTAATATTGTTCTTTACTTCGTATATAGATTTCTGATGTGTATTAAAGTAAGCATCTTTTAAAGTGACTGCTGCATCATATTTTATGGCTTCTCCTTTAAAAAACCCTGACACACCATTAGTTTTTTTGTACGACTCACCAGAACCTCTGTGTATTGTTTGCACAGGAACGCCAGTATTTTTAAATACATTAAGGTTAAGTCTAACTCCGACTTTATCTCCTGTTTTAACTGGTATTTTTTTAGCAATAATCTTTTGAGACGCTTTATCTTTTGACAACGCATCATCAACCTGCTTTCTTGTTATTCTCTTTGGTGTAGCCCTTTGTAGCAGTGTTATAGTTTCTTGTGGTGTTACTTCTTTTAAAGTACTTGTTGGTTGACCTCCCATTGCTGCACGTGCTGCTTGTGACTTAGCCCTTTGCCCTAGAGGTGTTTGATTTCCTGTCTTTGGAACAAAATTTGGCGCAACTTTTCTAACATCATATGCTTCATTAAAGACCATTATAGGACTTCCCTTTACTACAAAAGGATAGGATGGATGTGTTTTTATTGAGGTTGTTTTTCTGCTGTCTATAATATCGCTATTCTTATCAAATTGAATCGCTGATACAATATCACCATATTCAACTTTAGATAATGCTGGGTCGTTAACATATTCAGACATGGTTATTCCATGTTTTGAGTTTCTATTCTTAACATTATCGCCAAAATCAAACCTTGGTATTCCAGTTTCTTTTTCCATTCCAGCGTTAAACAGCTTACTATAGAATCCATTTCTTGACTCATAGTTAGTTGCCTTTTCTCCACTATATGGAAATAATTTTGATAAATCATTTATGTCGTTTACCCTACCTGGAAGACCTTTAGATTGTAAGTAATCTGAGTAACTTGTACCTTTCTTGTACGAACTCTCCAATACTTCATTTATTCTGTCTAGAATAAAATTTGAGTCCGCTCCATTGTTTACTGCATTATAAACCTCTTTGATAGCATATTCTTGAAATGAATTACTACCTAAAATTCCTGAACTAGCTTGACTCATCACAAGCCCAACACCATCAGTTTCTTTTGCTTTATTTAAAACTTTTCTGGCGTTTGTTTCATCAGTGAAAGCCCATGCACCTTGTTCAAGATATGGATACAAAAATCCACCCATAAAGTCATGCTCTACTCCAGTTGGAGACATTATTCGTCCAGTCACTGCTTGATCCGCTGCAAATATGAATGCTCTAGCACCATCAAGGTCACTTAGCGTACCACGCTTTATTTTATTTACGTCCACGCCTAATCTGGAAACAAGTTGTAAGTCTATTTTTCTACCAGTTGGCTTGTCATTCTGCGCCGATATTACAATAGACCCTAATTCCTGACCAGCTTCTATGTTTTCACCTCTACTTACTTTCTCTAGGTTTTCTACGTTAAGAGACAGCACCTCCGCCTTAGTAATTTTTTTCCCTTGAGAAACTTTACCACTAAGAGTGTTTAAAAGATTTTTAATATTAAGGTCTTGTATATCTTTATCAGTAAACAAGTCTTTCATTCCTAAAGCACGTGCAGTATTATTAACCCACTGCTTTATCTTTTGTCTGGTGTTAGCTTTAAATTTAGTTTCTGATGCTGCTATTTTACCAAACAACTCACTAAGTCTTTCCTCGTTCTGTATACTTTCATCATACTGCTCAACAAAAGCATCAATTTCAGCTTCTAACCCTGTGCCTGCAATATCCCCTTTAATGGCATTAAGCATCGCCTCAAGGCTTCCTTTGTACTTAGATGGATCAATACCAAATGCCTTCTTTAACAATACGTGAAAGGCTTCGTGTGCGGCCGTAGTTTTATCAGCTTTAGTCAGATTAATGTGTAGTATTCCATTGCCATCAAATGCTCCTCTTGCACCACCCTCAACTTCTTTTGCTTCTGGTATAGCCTGTTCAAATGAATCGTTTGTTTCGTGAATCACCATACCCATTTCAGGAGCTATATTTTCTAATGCATTCTTAACATTTTCAACCGACTGAACTAATTCTATTTTATCTGAATCTAGTGTTGGATCAAGTGAATCCTTATACTCTTGTAGCTTGGTATTGTCTGTAAGATCAACTCCATCTGCAATATAAGGTGCTTGAACTGTTTCTTGTACTTCGCCTTTTTCTAGCACAAACTCATTTGCTTTGGTATTTACTACTCTTTCTTTTCCAAATGAAGTTACAATATCATTTATTTGTTGCTGATAATCATTAAATCTTTTTTGTAAACCTTCTATGGCTTGATTCTTTTGCTCTTCAGTTAAGTTAGTAGAATTTAAAATCTTAGGAATATAGCTATTCATTTCCACTTGCTTTTCATATAGAGTTTTAATTCTATCAGCATATTCTTGGGGAATGTTTTTAGCTATTTCATCTACAGATTTATTTATATCTCTAAGTTCTTCAACGTATCCGTTTCTAGTTTCTTTTAGAACAATCTTTTCTTCTACAGACAACGAAGGCTTTGTTAATTGATCTTCTATACTAGCTACTTCTTTTATCAATTCTTCCTGTCTCTGTTTTTGTTCGTCTGTTTTGACAGCTGACATAGTTTCGTATCCTAGAGCCAATGTTTTAGCTCCTGCACCACCTACCATACCTTGTAATAGTGCCTCTATAGCAGGCTTAGATACCATATACTCACCCAATATTTTCCCTATATCTCCTGGTTCTCTTTTAGCTGCAAGCTCATTCATTTTTTCTAATATAGCCTGGAAATATTCGGTTCCTCCCTCAACCCCTGAGGCTATTGTAGCTTGAACAAACTTGTTTACAACACCTGCACCTTTAGACATAACTCCACCCAAGACTTCGTCTATACCTAGTTTTTCTAGTCCATGTGCTAAAACACCAACCATTAATCCTGGTAAGATTTCTTGTTGTTTTGTTTTGTATAACTCTTGTGTTGTTATTCCTAGGTCTTTAGCTTTAGCTTGATTGTATGACTCTATTGATCTAGCTATCATGTCAGTTGCTAAGCCAACCCCACCTGTAAGTCTTGATTGTATTGCACTGGCTCCAAAAGATGTCATGGCATTAAATGCACCAGCAATAAACTTACCTGAATTGTCAAGAGTTACTTCTGGTAGCTTAACAGACACTAGACCTCCACCAACCATCATAGGCATATTTAGAGTAGTCATATCAGTAAATCCTAAAGTTGGACCAACATACGACTTCATCTTCTGTATTTTTGCATCTGCCTCAGCAAAATAAGCGTCCGTATCTATATCGGTAAGTTGTTTTATTTCGTCTTTAAGACCCAAATCACCAACCTCCTTCATAAAAACACCCATAAGCCAGTCAGCATATGGCACTGTAGAAACTAATTGATTAGCTAAATTACCCATGCTAGTAAATAAGGAGTCTGCTGTGCCTATCTCCTCCTTACCCTCGGCAACTCTTTGTAATCTTTCTTTTCTTTCCTGTCTAGCTTTAGCATCACCAGCAGAAATTCTGTAAGCTTCTTCTTCTTCTGTTATTGGAAGTATTTCTCCTTGATCTCTTGGCTCTTCAAGTTCACGGTTTTCTTCTTGAGCTTTTTTCTCTACGTATCCAGTAAATTCTTCCCACGCCTTGTCAAGTTTCTCTTGTTTGTGCTGTTTAGCAATTTCGTTAGGATCAACTCCTGGCTCGTATCCGTAATTGAATACTGTATCTTCCTTTTGCGAAGGACCAAACCCAGTCTCGACTTGATTTTTTTTTTGAGTACTAACACTTTCAGTTACACCTATGTGTGACTTGAATTGTTCTATAGTTCCCCTATAACCACCAGATACTGCAAGCTCATACGCATCTGTACACGCCTCATCGTTGCTACAAAGTAACTGCATGAAATCATTTTTGTCACCTTGATATCCTCTATCCCAAAAGTCAGAGTACACATCATTAAAAAATGACTCGTTTCTGGCTGGCATCTTTGGTTCAGCTTGCTGTGTAGGTGCTTGTGGTGATTGTAAGTTTACATTTTCTTCTTCCATTAGTCTACCGTGTAACTATTATACTTACCTTTCTCTTGATTAGCTTTTATTCTAGCATCTAATATTTTTTGCCAGTCTTTGAATTGAATTGGATCCCTTCCAGTTGCGGTTAATATAGCATTGTAATCAGACATGTTTGCAGGTCTGTACTTTGTTCGCATTGGTTGCTTTGTATAGACAGGAACACTTGCTCCAGTATTAGGATCCAACGTCATTTGCGGAGTTCCGTCTGGATTCTTAGCAGGAACTTGTGCGTCATATGCAAATTCAACTTCTACATAACCTGACTCTGCGTCTGCCATATCTCCCATCCACATAACATTTTGTGCTTTAGTTCCTGGAGGTAATTTGTTTGCTTGTATGTCGGCTTCTAAGTTTATAAAGTCACCCCTTTCTTTTCCAGTTCCTAGAATGACATTGTCCATGTTAATACCTTTTCCATTAGTTGGATAGTTAGCCACTACTAATCTGTCTTCATCACTATCAGTATATCTTCTTTTTTCTTGAGCCGATTTAGTCATTGGAGTCCTCATGGACTTAGCTCTTTCGACTGGATCATCGTAAGGTTTAGAAGACTCCATAGCACGTAGCTCGTTCATAAGCTTGTTGTTAAGACCTTGTTTTAAGGCATCATCTATAGCTTTTACTTTCTCTGGGTTGTCTTCATATCCTAGAACATCATTGTCTGTAATACCCAACTCATTAAAGTCAGCATTTAATTTCTTAAGTGCATCTAGCTTTTCTGTTTGAGATAATCCCCTTATAGCTATAGACATAAGCTCGTCTTGATCTGGACTTAGTTTTCTACCACCGTCACCATCAGGTTGTGTGTATCTTGTATATTCACGACTACCAGCTCTGTATATGTCTCCAGCTTTCTCTAAGCTTGTAATGCGATCTGTCATGGCGTTTAAGTCAGCACCTGGCTCATTTTGTAATAAGCTTGAAAGCTTGCTCATTGGAATTCTAGTGGCTTTACTCATGTCCACACTTCTCCTAGCCTCTCTTTTAGTCATGCCTTCACCAATCTTCATCGCAACTTGACCTGTTCCTGCATTAGATACTGTTGTAGTTTTTGTTTCTCCTATTTGTATTTTACCGTCAACTACTTTTGACTCAATGCTTGTAGGAACTTTAGTTGCTGTGGATGGATCCGCCTCTTGTCCTGGAATCCTTATTTCTACATTACCGTTAGCATCTACTCCAAAGGCTACATTTTCTGTCATATCCTCTAACTGTCGTAGCTTCATATGATCAGCCTCAGAGTCTGTTCCTGCTTGTATTTTCTTATCTAACTCTGCTTTAAATGCTGATATCTTTTCGAATACACCAGATTTAAGTTGGCCGATCTGCCCTTTCATTCTTGCGTTTCTTCTGCGAACCTCGTTCTCATCAATCTTACCCATTCTGTACAGCTGATTTGTCATCTCGTACTCAGACTTTAATACACTAGCTAGCTTCTGTCCTGCTTCATCTACGTCTGTAATTCCTGTGTCAGTGAATTGATCTTCATATGCAAGAGCTCCATACAGATCTGCTTGTTCTTTTTCGAAATCTTTTCTTGCTTGAGTAAATTTTTCTTGAGCATCTTGCTCTCTAATTTTTTTTCTCTCCGCAATATCTCCAGCTCTAAATGCGATATCCGCAAACCCTGTCGTACTACCAGAACCACGTCTACCACCTCCTTGATTTTGTGCTGCAAAACCTGCTGCTAATGCTCCTTTTGCCATATCTTATTAATTACCTGTTAACGGGTTAACATAATTTGGATTTACCCCAAAGCCACCGTACTGAGGTGTAGAACTAAGCACACTAGAAGACGTTGGGCTTAATGATGATCCTTGACCCATTCCAGAAGCTATTGGTTGAAATTGAGTTGCTTGTCCAAGACCCTGCATGAAGTTTCCTTCAGCCATTGCTCGTGTTTCTGGATTTAAGCCAGCCATAAACTGTGATCCTGCTGCCTGCTTTTTCAATGCTGCCGTTCCTGCACCTTCAATTTTTGGTTTAGCGTCTGGCAGTCCCTGAGTCATTGCTGCTGCTGAGGCTGCTACACCTTGTATCCCTGTCCACATTTGTTCTCTACCAGCTGCCATCTCTTGACCAAGACCAGCAATCTCAGTTGATTCACGCTGCTCTCTCATCGTTCTAATGTTAGCTTCTTCTTGTGCAATTGCTTGTTGTCTTGCAACCTCTTGTCTATCTAGGTCTGCTGCAATTTGTTGTTGTTGTGCTTGTGACTGAGCTCCTACTTGAGCTGCTCCACCTACAATACCTCTAACACCTCCAGACCTTAAAGCCTGCACTGTGCTTTCGGCTTGCCTTGTAGCTGCTAGTGTCTGCATCTCTGCACCTAATGTAGATATTCTTAGGTCTTTAGCTACGTTAGTGAGTTCTTGTCTTTGGAAATTTTCTAGTGCTTCTTTTGCTCTCTTTGCTCTTTTTGCGCCTGAGACAGCCTGTGCGGCTCCTGCTGCTGCTGAAACTCCTGCTGCAATTGCTAATGCTGTTCCTGTTGCTACTGCCATACCTTTAACATTTCAGTTACGTTATCATCTGAAACCAGATAGCCTGATTTCTTATATTTATTTAGCAGGCTCTTGTTCTTTAATATAACGTGAGCATACTTGTATCCTCTTTCATCTGCCAGCAGCAATATACTATCAATTAGTAGTTGTATTGCGTCTGACCTATCGTTGTCTTTGTACTCTTTATTAGATACAACAAACTCTGTTAATGCAACCTTTGAGTTTGTCAAGTATATAAAACCTGCACAAATATCAACATCCCCTTTAGACACCATAAGTCCTCCAGTTCCATTTTCTGGGAGAAAATCCTTAGGAATTACTTCCCAACCCCAGGCTTTCCACCAGTCTACAAGGGTGTTTTCATAGTCCCCTTCGACCAGTCTTCTTATATTAAATTCCATTAATGCAAAGATACTAATTTATAGAGTACGGTATCTTGACCGTATATCATCTATGATCCAAGTGGATATGTAGTAGTTTTGATTGTCTTGTAACTTATCTAATTGCCATTCAGGCTCCCCACATTTATCGTGCATCCATAAAAAACTAGACTTGGGATACACGGCTTTCATTTTCTCAAAGGTATCTAGTGCTTCCTTTTTATTTGTTTTATACTTTGTCCATTCAGGATGATCTTTTTGTATAGCCCATACATCACATATAGGACCGCCATGCCAACATCTGTCCCAATAAGAAGCTACTCCAACATGACTTTCATACAGATACAATAAATTTAACCTCATCGTAAATGTTTTGTCAAACATATGTAGATGTTTTTTTATAACCTCTAAAGTTAGCCTTTGGAAGGAAAACTCGTCACCAATGTACACTGCTTCTGTTCTAGAGGTAAACCTTTCATCGTGTAGCATCTCGTTTATCATGTAATGATTAGGCTCGAAGTTTATCCAGCAATCATTTCTTGGGAATATTGGTATGTGGTCATACCCATCTACCTCTCTATACCTGCCTGGTATACAGTCATCTGGTGTAAGTTTGTTGTAGTGACACGTGTGTGGGTCATAGGATGCACAAAATGCATTACTAAATCCCTGTGGATCTGGAATCGGTGCATGGCAGATATCATCTGTGTCTATATAACTGCCACCATATTTATGTAAAAGAAGTAGTCTAAACAAGTCAGATCTCTCTCTTGCGTGTGATATTCTGTAAGTTTCTTTTATCTGCTCTATGTTAGGTAGGTCAGATATAGAATCATATATACTATCGTCCCACTTTAGCACCTTAATATTATACTTTTCGTCAAACATATCTTGTTGCAAAGAATTTGTTATAAGATATATAGGTCTGTTGCGGTTATAATATCGGCAAGAATATAATGAATCGTCTAGTATTTTTTTTCTTTCGTCTGATATTGGACCATCCCAATAGTATAGTATATTTAGATTTGATTTAGTTATCATACTTTGTTTTAAATGTATTTTGATCTTGTTGTTGTATAATTTTAAATTCGTTTTTATTACTAGTTACAGAAACCTTATCTGTATACAGGTATAAATTACGAACATTCCAACCGTTACCTTTTACGTTTTTTAGTAAGTAGTCATCACCACATGCAATTTTTAAGTCGCTAGGTATTTCTTTCCATTCGCTTTTCTTAATAAAGTATAAACACCCCCACCCCCAGTCACGACCTTTTCCTGAATCTGGATTTTTGTCAATTATATAGGCACCGTCTCCATAGACTTCAGGGTAATAGTTACTAGTATGCATACCTATAACACCTAACGACAGATGCTTTTCTATAAATGGTAATAAATCCATTTGATCAAAAAGTATATCATCATTTGCTATACATATATTTTCGTACTTAGCTTTAGAAACTCCCAAGTTCCATGCTGCATTAACATATATATTTTGTGATTGTGCTAGTATGTTTATTTTAGGAGATGATACTTTAAGATTATTACTGGATGGATTATTGTCAATTATTATTATTTCCCCCACGCTGTCATCATCTATCATACAGCTTAGCATGTAGTTTATTCTAGGTGATGCCCACATAGTAGGCACTATTACACTAAACGGCTGCATCTTTATCTTTTTCTTTTATCTGCTCGTAGTAATTTGACATAAAATTAGGCCTTAAAAAATAAAAACCTGACTCATTCATGTCCTTGTCAACACGTTCAAACATCTCCTTTTGATCAACATCACCCATTCCTGATATGTGATATGTGCTCATACCCCACCTGTATATCATAGACATTTCTGGATACTCATGTATTTTTCCGTTGTGAAAAAAAGTAAGCCAGTTGTCTTCTCCAAAAGACTGGTCGATCCAATTTATCCTGTCTATATAATCTTTAGAATATATGTTGCCATTGTTAATCGAACTACCTCTATCTTGATATTCGTTATTGCTAAAAAAGTAATGTCCTTGAGATCTATACACATCAAACCCTGGGTTTTCAGTTATAGCTTTCTTGGCATCACGTAGGCTAAATTCAGTAAGTAAGTCATCATCATCAAGCCTAAACATGTATGGGTACTTTGCAAGACTAAATGCGTACTTTAGTTTTGCTAATATAGACGGATACCTATGATTAGAATTAACCAATTTAATTCTAGGTCCATGGTCACCTATTTGATATTTAACATCCTTAGCATCATTGACTATAATCATTTCACTGTCATAGTCATTTTGTCTTAAAAAAGACTCTATTGCTTCTTCTAGTATGTGATGTCTTTTATATGTGAGTGTTACTACTGATATCATGTTCTTACGTCAACGTATTGATTAGTGTCTGGATTTAATATTTGTACTATATGTTGTTCTTTCACTTGGTTGTTTTCATTAAGAGCTTCTTTGACATACTCATAGTATTTGTGTCCGCATGTGTTTTTCTCGTACTCTTTGTCTAGAGGAGGAAACTCATTCATGTACATAGCCTTAAAAAACTGCTGGTCATTTCCAGCAACTACACCAGCGTTATGGAATATTGCGTTCTTATCCCACTGATCTATTCCAGAAGTTGACCAGGTAAAATCTAATTCAGGTATAACCATAGTCTGCTTGCCACGTTTCCATAAGTTCCAAAGCACAGCCCACATGTCTGCACACCAAATTTGTATTTCATGGTGATTAGGATCAACCTTTTTTTTCTGCTGATTTAACTCTGTAACTTCTTTATATAGCCTACTACAGTCACGCTCTACATCTCTCCAGTAATATTTATCTATATTCTTAATCATGTATTGAGCTCCACCAGAATGATGTTGATTCTTCTTAACTGTTTCTTCGTCTATTGCCATGATAGTCAACATCTTGCGAAGCACATCTTCTCCTTTAGAGATTATGTAGTCGTAACCTATGTAAGAAACGGTATCTGATAAATAACATACATCATCTCTAGTAAGTTTTTCTACTGGCAGAGGCTTAGTAAGTATAATGTCACAATCGTGATAAAACAACTGTTCGTTATATAAATAACTGTGCTTATCAAAATGTTTCTGTAGTATGTGTGGCCTTATACTTGATATGTAATTTCTTTCTTCACGTGTGTCTTCATAAAAGTCAAAGACAACCTCTGGATATTTAAGAGTCATCAAGTCGTAGTGTGGATCTACAGTACCATGTATGGCGCAAACCACATGTACTGATTTCATCTCTACGTTTCTTTTTTTAAAAGAATGTAGCATGGTGTCTATTTGCCATGCGTAATACTTAGTTGCTGGTTGAGCGCAGATGTATTTCATATTATGGGAAACTCTTAGAGATCTCAGAATTTACTGCGAAGATCTCTATAGGAGTTGTACTATCATTAATTAATTTAATTTCTGCATAGTACCCTTTCAAACCATAACTTTCTGCTAATGGATTTTTTGCTGAGAACATAAATTCTCCTGGTTGTGGAACAACAGATGATCCTCCTACAGTTAACGATTGACTTGTCCTTGTAGATACGTTGCCAATAAACTGATAAGAACCACCAACTGCTCTAAACAAAGCGTCCCCTACTGATATGCCTTCGGGAACAAAATTAAACGTGTAAGTTAAATTATCGAGTAGTACTAAATTTCCAATACCTTGTACTGATAACAACTCTGGTTTAGCTGCATCAGATTCATCACGTCTTATATAAGAATAATACATGCCTTCCTTTTCCTTGAAAGACTCTTTGCTAACATGACCTCTGTCTAGGTCTGTTAACACAGTAACGTCCCAGTTACTATTATCACCTTCTATCTCTATTGTTTTAAATATCTTAACTTCAGACGGAGAAGCGTTTGATACAAATGTAACCTCAGTATTATAGTTATCACCATAAAAACTGTTTCTTGCATTTTCATCGTAATGATGCTCCCAGATTTGTCCATCTTTAAATGTATAGAAGTCGCTGTTCATGTTAACCATATACTCAGGAACGTATGAGTAAAATGTAGTCCAGCCCTTATTGTATTCAGAAAAAGCTAGTGTGTTTTCCTGACCATCTCCTTTAACAGGATTCACATACTGATCTAAAGTTGTGTCTGGTTCAATAGGAAGTGAATACACATCGTCTGGCACAGGGTTAACTGGACAGCTGGCCGTTAAGTACTTAGGCCTATAGTCAGCGTCACCTAAAACATTATTTTTTGTTTCGTTGGTGGGCTTGCCGTTTACATATTTTCTTAAGGTTTTTACCTCTGCGTAACCTGACCTGTACTTCATACTACAAAGATACTAAATTAACATTGATCATAATCAGGAAGGTTTTTACTGTGACCAACTTCTATGACTATACCATTCTTAACAACCATATAATCTGTCTCCTCTATGTTTTCCCAAATACCATCACGGCCATTTGCAGTGTTATAGTGTCCAAAGTAATCATTTATAATATCTTCTACTTTGTAGTAGCCATCTAAGAAGGGCGTTCCGTATGGATCTGAATATAGTTTCATTCCAACTACATTTATATAAACCCTGTCTTGTGGTGGAAAGAAAATCATATTATTTCCATAAGCCACTGGAGCAGATAATGTTTGTATGTTTCTAAAAAAATAACCAGATGGAATTGGTCTTGCAAAATCACTTAAATATGATGTTGCTATATTTGGTCTCGTTATATTTTGTCTGTTGGGAACATCATCTCTGTTTAGAAAGAAACTTAAACTCCCAACATTGTTTGCTAATATACCGTGATTTTCTACATGATTATGAATAGTAGGATTTCCTGGAGTTCCAAAAACAAACGCAAACCCATGTCCGCCATAATTATGTGTATAAGTCATCGATGGATATAAAACGCTGGTACCTGCCGTTACAACAGTGTCTATAGGTATCTCTTCTTCTAGTCCATAATTAATAACTTGATCGTCTTGACTTTTAATTACAATAGGCTCTGTTATTGACATAGTGATGATGTTAAATATGCCATCCATTTTGTGCAATCTTTCGTTTCTGTCAATGTACATTACGCCAAATGGTTTGTCTGAGTATATGTGCTTCCATCGCATATGACCTACAGTAAGATCATAAACTAAATCTTCGGCAGGTGGAAAAGCAGGATATGTTATTTCTTCTTCTAAGCTTCCATTAACTATAGTTGGCGCAGGTGGCTCAGGTATTATGTCTATTGCATATGGTCTAGTAATCATCAACCTTGGGATACCGTCACTGAATTCATAATCTTTAGTAATATTCATAGTGTGAGCACTCCAGTGACCATCTGACGCATAGTTTGGATTTGTTGCTGAGTTAGTATCTGTGACCGTATATTCTTTTATGATCTCCCAATCATCGACTATTCTGTCAAGTGTTGGCGGTGCTGTTGGTATAGACTCTGTTAAGTTAAATAGTCTTGGTTTTGCTCGAAAGTCCTCTTTTATTAGTGCATACCAGTTTCCGTTAGGTGCTGGTAAGACTTTCATTATCTGATTATCAGGATTGTTATCACCATTAGGATCATTAGCGACATAAGCAAGGGGTTTGTACGTAATAAAATCACTTGTTATCAAAAAAGAGTTTGGATAAGCATTGTTACCAACATGGAATATAAATTCTCCAGTATGTTTATTAACGTTTAGACCATAATTCCAATATTGTAAATCAGTTGCGCTATAAGAGACACCGTCAGTAGTTGTTATAGAGTTGATATTTGTCCATGTTTGACCTCTGTCAGTTGTTGTATAGTAATTAAAATTACCGTGTTGTATTACCCCCTTTTGACCATGCGCTGCGAATTGTCTTACAGGATTACTTGCATATACTAAAGAGGTTGATGGAACCTCATAGGTTGACCAGTTACTAGCATCTGATAGAACCGTTTGATTAGCTGGTAGTATCCATGATTTTTTACCTCCACTATAATTCCAACTTTCCATGATCCACAAGTAACCATCTGTGTATTCAATTTTTGGTGAAGCACTATAAGACTCAAAATAACTATGATTAGTGTATGTATTAAATGTAGAACCAGAATCTAAACTAAAAACAAATTTAGGATATTTTGAAATAAATACTCCTATAAAGGGATCTGTGCCATCAGATTCGCAGTGAATTGATTTTATATACGATGTGTTATTGGGATGAGTGTAAATAGATGTAAAATTAGTTCCATTGTCTGTGCTTTGAAATAAAACCCAATCTTCGTCAACATCTGAGACTACTCCGTTTACATCACCTGTTGCAAGTATATTGTTTCCGTATGCAGTATGATTCTCTAAACTTAAACCAGCTGGTGTTTGATCAGCACTATTCCCTGTAGCTGTCGTTGTTGCATTTACTATATCCCAAGAATACCAGTAAAATGTGCCATAAGTTGAATCTAAATCAAGGTCATAACCAGAATTATGATGCAGTATGTTGTCTCCGTATATAACAGCATCAAATCTCCAGTTTCCACTATATGGTCCTATTTGAGTGCTCATTAATCCTGACGGCACACCAAAAGTTTGATAATCGTCCCAGCTTTCTGGTATGTCTCCAGTAATCCAACTTTCTTCGTTTTTCTCTGGCACTTCCATCACACCATATAATAATCCAACGTTCGCTATAGAGTTTTTTCTATAGTTAGTATTATGTGTCGATGAGTAAACTCGTGTGTGACTTGTTAATATTAAATTTTTACCTTGCCAAAACACAGGCGTTGGACTATATTCTGGATACGTATAGGTGTTTCCGTTTGTGTGTGTTTGTGTAATAGTTGGTAGATTCTCCTGCTCTGTCCAATTTAAACCAAAGTTCCAAGAAACGAGGTAATGGTTTCTAGTTGTGAATATACATAAACCATTGTCATTTATAGAAAGAGGCAAGTGAGGCTCAGGCATACCACGATCTACTATAATTACATCTTCATAATCAAAGTCTATACCGTTGTATGTAGAACTTACGCCTCCAGTTTGTGCATCAGCAGCAATAACAGGCTTCATATTTACTCCGTTAGCAGAACTTTCTTGACTTGGAAATCCTCTATATAAAATAAATTGTGGGTTTGTGTGAGTGGTATATGTAATCTTTTTATGGACTTGATAGAAAAAAACAAAAATATAATCTTTGTCTAGATCAACAAACAATCTTCCTCTTTGTCCATTCCACAAGTAATAAGGGTCAGCTGTAATATCTTGAAAATCTGGACTTAGATCACCAGAATCATCAATAACTTTATCAAAAGATGCAGCATCATCAACAGATTTTAAAATGTGATATGACCCATTTATTGCAGCTCCATAGCCTGTAAAATGAGCCAGTGCATACCAAACATGATTGTTCTCTGTTTCACTAAATCCAGCATAAACTATGTCTGACCACAACCAATAAGGTCTTGCATTTTCAACACTATATCTGGTATCGTCTATTCTTGTCCATGTTTCTCCATTGTCATGTGATACGTCTTGCCAAGTTCCATACGCTATAGTACCATATGCTTTTACAGAAATCAAGGTGTTGCCCCTTCTATATAATCTACCGTAAGGTTCTATCAATTCAATGTGTGTGTCATCAGAGTCTGCTCTTCCTCTACCTTGTCTTACTTGAGAAAACGAATATCCATTGGTGTTTGAAACTAGTTGTATTCCGCCAGTTGCATTTATTAGTTCTCTTCTCTGTTCATTAGTAGCCCAAAGCTCACAGTCATCCCTTCTAGTTACAAGTGTTTTAGTAAAGCCCCTGCCTTTAGGATTGTATGTAAAATTAAATGCACATGATTCATTATATCGAACCCAATTTAATGTGTTTCTGTGACCGTTACTAAACAACATAGTTGCTTTATCAAAATCACCTGTTATTTGTAATACAATTGTTCCCCAATATAAAGTAACGTTTCCTTCATATACAGATGTTCTAATAAAAACTGTTTTACTGTATGTCGCACTAATATTTATATTTCCAACCTCTGAATATAGTGTAAGTGCATCAGCTTCTGAATCTACATACCACGCATATGTGCCCATAGCCATCCCAGCAAAAACGTATACACCTGTTTTGTTTTGACCCCAATAAGTAGCTGATGTCTGCCCAGTTACTGGTGTATGTCCATTAATTATAGGAGCACCTCCCAGTCCATCAAATCTTAAATAATATGTATAACCACCATTCAAACAATAGCTCAACATCTTCTTTACAAAAAAATCTATTTTTATTTTGTTAGTGTTGTCATCTTGAGGATTTAGATCAGGTATGTCATAGTTAAGAGTTATGTTCACGGTTTGTGTTCCATGTACACCTAACCCATCTCCCCACCTTTCACCGTAATCTGTACCAAAACTAAATGTCATGACCCCTCCAGTTGTGTCCCACTCTTGACCATTTATACTATATATATAAGGGTCTCCTGTAAACATATAACCTTCTAATGCCTTAAAGGAAAAGTTGAATTGACCTGACTGATCTTCTCGTAAACAAATTTCGTGTATAGTTGATTCTGCCATTTTATTTTGCTTTTATATCAAAGTCCGTACTTGCTCCAGTATATAATAGGTCATAGCTACTAGAACAGCTTGATCCAATCACTAAATTTCTTATAGTTATTGTATATGCAGTACTATTAAAATTGTGCAGATATGCTTCAGCTGAACCTGCTGCTCCTGTAGTTTCACATGACAATTCAGATTGATTTGCAGTAACTACAAAGTCAACGTCTACTGTATACCAAGTGTCTAGGCTTGGATTAGATACAGATGTAAGCCACTCCATAACCTTGGTCATGTTTGCATCATTGTTGGCATCGCTAAGAGGACAATAAAATGTAGAACAGTTTGCGGTTCCATCTGCAACTGCATTTCCACTAAAATAACCAACACTATTATAGTTTGGTCTTAAACGAATCCTTTCATTACTAGAACCATCAGACTGGACATAATCAGCTAAATAAGAACCTGCTACATTCAGGAATGGATTAGTTGTGGTGCTTGTGGTAGGTATTAAAGTTGTAGTTGGTTCTAAAGTTGTTGTTGGCTCTAGAGTTGTTGTTGGCAATAGTGTGGTACTTGTCGTTGGTGCAATAGTCGTAGTAGATGTATTAATGTAGTCTGTATTCCAGCTATTATGATAATAGAAAACATCTTGTTCACAATCATATCTACCTATAACCATAGCGTCTTCATATCTGACGATTATTATGTTTGTAATTCGCTCAACTTGATTTACAGTACCTATTTGTAAAAATGCAAAATAGTTGTCTAAATTCAATCCTTGGAAAGAATTAGACCCACCACTAAAATTAATACCTGATGCATTGTAAGAAACTTTTGTACCTGGTAATGGACCTGAATAACCATTATCAACACCAAAGTAACCTCCTGCATGCTGATATGCCATGCCAGCAATCGCATATTGGTCAGTTATAAATCCACACCATGTATCTCTTAGATTTATTATGTCTTCTTGCGTAGGATGATTTCTAAAGTTTATTCTTTTATGCCAGCCAGTTGAACTAAGTTGAGTCTGTAGTGTTTGATCAAACAACTCCATATCTAAATTTGTGCTCGGTGTTGTAAACTCAACAAATCGTTCTTGTATTTTGACTTCGAAACAGGCATTTGCATCATAATCAGCGTCTAATGGATATGCATCTATGTTGTCTGGAGTACCATCACCATCATCATCTGTATCTAAATAATCTGGTATTCCATCACCATCTGTATCTATTGTAGAAGTTGTAGTTGTAGGTTGTATTGTTGATGTACTAGACGTTGGTATTGCTGTAGTAGAGCTTGTAGAAGTTGGTGCAATAGGACAATTTACATCCACAGTCCAAGCAGTACCTGCAAGCGGTGCATATACTTCTATATCCAAATATCTATAAGAAGTGTTTTTATAATATCTTATTTGAAGCGCATCTTGCTTGTTAGTTATAGTTTCCGTATCTAAACCTGCATTAGTAAGATACGTATCTAGCTGTGATTGATATGTTACACTACCTATGTATCCTGTGTCGTATACAACAGATCCTAATCTTTTTACAATAAACTTATCTGGAACCTGTGAAGCTTGTACTGACATGTTAACCCACCCTAGTCCATACCCTAAGTCAACTCTTAATAAAGATGGGAACGCTTGACCACTTGAATAAGACCACTGAGCTGGACAAGACTGTAAACTATATGTAAGTGTCGTTGTAGGCACACTAGGATTAAGAGTTGTTGTAGAGGTAGAAGTAGTTGTTTGCAAACAAGATATAACATCTAACACCTCACCATCATCAGCTATTTGTATGAGCTGTTTTTCGTATTGAATAGGTGAGTTAGGATATGTTAAGTAAGGGGTCATTATAAACCATGCAGATGTACTATCCTCTTCAACAGCTCCATTAAATTCATTATGAGACATGGTTTTCACATAATCACCAACTGTAGGCATTGTGCCTGTGCCAGTGTGTCTAAGTTTTTTTATGTAATATGTAGCACTACAAAGAGACGGTAGTGACCACTGTGTAGAACCCCCATAAGTTGTAGCAATCTCATGAGATTCCTGAGAATACCACATATAACCATAAGCGTCAGCTCCAAGGTAAAAAGTATCAAGAGTAGTTGTTGACGATGTTGGTGGCACTGTAGTGGTTGGCACTGCTGTAGTTGTGCTCGTAGTCGGTTGCAGTGTAGTAGATGTTGTAGATGACGTGGTTGACGAGGTTGGTGTTATCGTAGATGTACTTGTCGTTGTAGGCTCAATAGTTGTAGATGTAGTTGGTGTTGCTGTTGTACTGGATGTTGTTGGCGTTAAGGTTGTGCTTGTTGTCGTTCCAGGACATGCAGGACATACAGTAGTTACATATCCACTACTATTTACCCTAATAGCATATTCCACATAACCATATCCACTATTAACTCTTACAGCGTAATACAAGTTACCTCCATACATAGGAGCATTTGTTGACGTAACATATATTCTATCTCCAACTACTGGTAAGCTACTTCCGTTAAAATAAACACTATAGTTAAAGTGTGTAAACACATCGCAGGTTGCAGCACAATTTACAAATAGAGATCCATTTCCATAGTTGTCACGGCTACCCAGGTGTATGGTTGTTCTAAGAGTTGTGGTTGGCTCTGCTGTAGTAGTTGTAGTTGGCTCTGCTGTAGTGGTTGTAGTTGGCTCTAAAGTTGTTGTTGGTTCCAGAGTAGTTGTAGGCTCAATTGTAGTGCTTGAAGTTGGTGGTGTCGTTGTAGTAGTTGTTGGACACGGACCAAACATAGATACTATTTCTCCATAATTATTAATTTTTGCAGTATAATTTATTGGAGCACAAGTGAAACCTGGACCACCGATCTTTAATGCGACATGATAAGCACCTGTTGCTGCTCCAGATGTAAGTTGTTGATCTTGATAAACAAAGTCTCCTATTTGTGGTTCAGCACCACTACCAACCCAATAGTAGTCATTGGTAAAATAAAAAGCATCGAAATTACAATAATTTGATGCACTCACCCTTGTGCTACTAGTACTGCCATCTATACAAATATTAGCACCTAACTTAACAATACGATAATTACCACTAAATGTTGTTGTACTTGTTGTTGGCTGAATTGTAGTAGTGGGCAATAATGTTGTAGTTGGCTCAAGAGTTGTTGTTGGTTCTACTGTTGTGCTAGTAGTTGTGCTTGTTAATTCTGAACATGTCGATATGCTTTGGATTACACCAGAATCATCAATACCAAAGACTAATTCGTCTTGAGAAACACCACAGCTTCCTGATGTCGTTACATATCTAATACCTCCAGTAACTCCATGAGACATTACGTTTCTATTCTTGTCTTGTATTGTGTCTCCAATCTGTGGTATTACAAAAGTCCCTACATAATAACCAGTAACTATAGTTGTGTTTACAGAACAGGCAGTTGTAATGTCTTGACTATACACTGGAGTTTCAGATGTCTCGTAATAACATATTTCTTTCGGGGCCTGCGTGGTTGTTGAAGTCGTTGTAGGTTCTAGTGTCGTTGTTGTTGGCTGTATTGTCGTAGTTGTACTAGAGGTTGTCGTGCTTGTAGTTGGTTCTAAGGTAGTACTTGTAGTCGGTTGTAGAGTGGTACTCGTAGTCGGCTGTAATGTAGATGAAGTCGTTGCTGGTCTTGTTGTTGTGCTTGTAGTTGGCTGTATTGTAGTTGTTGAAGATGTACTTGTAGAGGTTGTTGTTGTACTACAAGTATATGCGTCTATTACGTAACCTTGGTTGTTAACCTTAATACCACTTTGCTGTGAATTGGATATATTGTATGGACCTACAGCAAACCAACAATTACCACCTTGTAATATAATACCGTTTGTTCTCCTTATTCTGTCACCAATAATTGGCAAAGAATTAGTACCATTGTGACATGCTTGAAACAACATTCTTGTTGCTGAAGAACATGCGCCAGAACCTGACGAAAAACAATAAGGAGTTTCACCAAAACCTGTACCAATGTAAAAATCATTGCATATAGGTGTTGTTGTTGTTGATGTTGTACTGCTTGTAGAACTTGTACTTGTTGTACTACTAGTAGTTGTCGTGCTACTTGTTGTTGTAGATGAAGTACTAGTTGTCGTACTGCTTGTTGTTGACGAAGTACTTGTAGTACTCGTAGTTGGTATGCTTGGATCTTGTGTGGTTGTACTAGTTGTTGAACTTGTTGTAGTACTACTTGTTGTAGTGCTACTTGTAGAGGTACTACTTGTACTAGTCGTAGTAGAACTTGTGCTAGTAGTGCTCGAAGTACTAGATGTAGATGATGTACTAGAAGTGCTTGTTGTAGAAGTGGATGTCGTTGTGCTAGAAGTTGGAGGAACACATGATGTTTTTTCTGACACCGTACCATTAAAGGCAATCTTCATAGTGTGTGTCTGACTTCTAGGCTGAGACGTTTCAGATATTGCGTAGTAATAGTTGAAGCCAACAAACACAGTACCATCTAATTTATAGATCGTGTCACCGTCTTCTGGTAGTGATCCAGTTCCGTTGTGACAAAGCTGTTGTAACGTGTGATCTGTATTACCGCAGGCATCAACGTTTGTTGTGTAGAATTCTATTTGTCCGTTTTCATCAGTGCTTATAAAGAACGGATTACATACAAACTGCGTAGTGGTGCTTGTGGTTTGGTTTTGATCGAGTGTAGTGGATGTTGTTAAAAGAGGAAGTGTAGTACTGGTAGTAGTATCAAAAAAAAAAATCCGTAGTCGTACTCGTTGTTGGCTGCTCCGTTGTTGTGCTAGTTGTCGGCTCTAGTGTTGTAGAGCTCGTACTCGTAGTACTTGTTGGCGGTGCGTCATCATCGTAAATTAATTCGCACTCAATAGTATCTGGTCGCCACTCTGTATATGACTCCTGAAGAGACAAAATAAACTCTCTAGTGTGTGGGTCATAACCCCCTAATATTCTTTTTGATGCGTCTGGTTTTAATCTATCTCTAAACCAGTCATTCATACCAAAGTCAGAAATCTGTTCTATTCCGTCTCTTGAAAGCCTGCATACTGATCCTCTTTTTTCGTCTACGAAATATATTCTAGTACCCCAAAGAACAACACTAAAAGGATGTCTATTTACACCAAACTCTCCTGAATATGCAACTACAGTTCCTAGTATATCAGCTGTGGACGAAACATTTCCTGAACCATCTGCATTATACAGTACGTTTTTATTAATAAGGACACGACTTACCCTGTTTTGCTGGAAAACAATTAGATCTGTGTCTCGTGGTATTATCTTATTAATAGCACCATACTTATCGTCAAGATCTTTGTAGTTTATTTCTGCTAAATTAAAATCATTTAACCCATTAACTTTTGTGGATTGCTCGTATACACCACTATAGGTTAGAGATGATACTCTAAATGACTTTTTGTAGTCAGTAATATTACTAAGTGGTCTATTTTCTAACTTGTAGGCAGGTGCATTAAATAAGTCTCTAATCTTAAAACTCTCTACACAATTACCGAATGCCCATATATTATAGAATGGTATTGTTATAGATGCAGCCGTAGTGTTGTCTTGGTTTGTATTCCCAGAGTGATATCCTTGGCTAGTTATATCCCAAGTAAAAGGAACTTCATAAAACAATGATGAAACATCTTCTTTTGGTTTTGTCTCAAAACACAACTCATCTAAAGAAGTTCTTTTTGTAACTCTTATCTTACTATCTATTTTAACTCTAGCGTCAACGTCATTATTTTGAGTTCCCTCACTTTCAATAATCATGTGTAAGGGCTCAGTATCGCCTCTAGCTGCGTCTAAATCTGTGCTGCTTGAGTCGTATACACCACGCTCAAAGAATATTCTGTCGTCTGTAAAACCAGCTGTTTCTAAAGTATTTTTAACACCGCTTTTAAAATACCACTCCTCTATATTATCGTAGTTGTCATCAGAGATAAATTCGTTAGCATAAAACTGTTCGTATTCATTATACTCATCATACTCTATGTATATTTTTGTACCAACACGTATGCTCTCATCTTCTACAGGCAACCCTTTAAATACAGCAAAAGCCTTACTGTTTCTCCGATATGACGGACTAGCTGGCTTTAATGTTGCATTCCATAAGTCAGATGTATCGTGACCTGTAGATGCAGCAAAGTCTACAGTAATTCCATCTGCAAGTGTTATAGGTGTACCTGGCGTTATTGTTACTCCAGTCGCTGACTGGCCAGAGGTACTACCATCATCTAAATAATCTATAGACCAAGAAAAACTGTCGTGTGTTGTTGATCCGTCTCCAGTACCATCTATAGAAATTTCCAACCTAGCATAAACATTTCCAGAATAAGTTCCTGCAACTGTTATATCGTCTCCAGCCGTAGAAGTACTTCCATAATAAAATGGACCAGTTACTTTAGCTGCAAGGTTTTCATAGTTATTGAGCGGATCATCTCTCCTGTTTGACGAGTCATCGTAATCCTCATTAGAATACGTTGTATAATCAGACTCGTTCATCCTATAGCCCACAGGCTTGATGACCATGTAGGTTCCAGATAATTGTGCTATAGCAGGATCATCTTGTCCAGGATAATCACTATTTTCTAAAAAGTTTACTTCTTGTTTTTCAATAGATAGCACCTTAGTTTCTACTAAAGTATCTTTTTTCCCTACAGTATCAGACTTTACTATAAGAAAGTCTCCAGCCTTTACCTTGTCAATATCCGTAGCATTTAACAATACATGTATATTCCCAGTATTATCATCTTTGTAGAAAGTTGTTGGAAGTATTGTGTGGTAGTCTGTTTTCGTTTGTTTTACAAAAACTCTAAAGTTTGTTGCGAACTTAGGAGGCAAATGGTTTATAGTAACCGTTAGATCTGTTTGTTTATCAGACGCAGAAGCAGGCACATATGTTGTGTTATTCTCACTAGTAAGCACAGTTGTAGATCGGCCGAACTGATCTAAATAAACTAGACCTATCTCGTAATCCCTGTTAGACTTGACTGAAGTATACTTATCTCCTATGTTAGCGTCCTCTACATCAGTAGAAGTATGTCCTGCCGTAAAGTCTAAAGTTATGTCTTCACCGTTGCAATTTACTAAGTCGTAGTTTTCAGTATAATTCCCGTAGACCAACCTATTCCCTATAAGGTTTTGAGTTTTAGCTGTAAGAGGTACGTTATCGTAATATCTTCTTAACTCTCTTGGATCTAATACACTATATATTTTACTGTTGTCAAACGTAATTGACTGTAAACTGTTATCTGCCCAGTTCTTTTTACTTTTATTAAACTCTTCTACAACAAATAGCGTTTCATCTCCTGCAACCTTAAATACAACTTGTACATGCGTTACCTTATCACTACCAACATTGAAGTTTACAGTAGCTTGGTTTATGCTGTTAAGCATAGATTCGTTAGAGCCTTGCTGATAATCAAAGTTAAAATTGTAAGGACTAAACGCTACTTGACTGAAGGGAGATAGTGGTGAAAACTCTCCAAGCTTGTATTTATATCTATACGCAAAGTAAACGTACTTTTCTTTGAGGTTGTTTTCTTGTGATTGTGTAGAAGCTTGAAGTGTCAGCGTAGGTGGATGTAATGGTGGAGCCACAATTACTGTAACATCTTCTAAGGCAAAAGAGCTGTCTGCCCATGTTTTTGCGTCATTTACCTCTATTCTTTTAGGTTGTGTTACACCGTCTGTAAAAAACAAAAGAATACGATCATTGTCGCTGTCGTATATGAGGTTTGACTCTATGTAATTTGACTTAGAGAAATTTAATATGTTGGCATTTCCTGAACGTGTATCTTTTAACACAATAGAAGAAACACCATTATCCTTATCATACTCAGCTATATAAGAGCCATCATCAGACCTTACAAACCACCAAACCTTATTTAAAGTGTCGTCAGCTAACGAACCAATAGTTACTGGATTGTTGCCAAAATCTAATACTGTTGCTGTGCTACATATTTGTTTGTACACAAAAGCATTAGGCTCTGTCATTGTATCGTGGTGCTGACAGTCTATACTAATAGTATCAAAATCAGATTTTATCTTTAATACAACTGTACCTGAGTAAAATGTGTCACCATTTATTTCGTTTGTTGTTGTTGCGCTAGTAACCTCGTAAGAGTCTGCATTTCCATTATAAAATCTAATAGGGTGCCCACTATCTACATTAAAAGTGTAATTACCTACTCCTAAATAATAAGGTGCATTATCATGTAAGTTTTCTCCATTAAATAAATATGATCCTCCATTGCCAGTAACAGTGACATTACGTACCATACAAGTGTCGGTACCTACAGTCAAAGATGAGTTTGACAGAGCGTTTTCCATCGCCCCCATACCTGAACCAGCAGAAGTAAGTACATTTGCATTTAATGCATCTCTATATTCACCCTGCTGTACAAGACGCTCATCTGCGTCTTTATTCATTTTTCCTGCCTGGAAAATGTTTTTAGCTTTTGCCATTATTTAATCCACTTGTTACGCCCTCTAGCTATTTGCACTAAATCAAACGGATGTATATCCATCATTCTCAGCTTCATGTTTTTTAACGCAGCGAATGCTTGGTTTTTAAATCTCCTTACTATGTACTCTTGTACTCCAAATTTATAGCTTACTATTTGATGCGCAATGTATTTGTATAAATAATCTTCTGCTAGTTTATTCACAGACAAATCACCCTCTTCAAGGTAAGATACTCCGTCAGTAATATATTCCATTACTACAACTTTACCTTTAACTTCAGAACTAAATCTTACAACACCGAGCTTCTTGTCTATTACATACATTCCGTTTACATTAGCTCTAGCTGGATTCATACCAAACCTTCCGCCTATTAACTCGTCTGTAACATTGTCTAAATCCTCATCAACATCGCTAGTACTGTTATTTCTTTGATCGATTTTGATGTCCATAAACGGAGTACCTTCTTGAGCTTCACCGTCTGTATTAAATAATATATTGTAATCTTCGTCTTGTAGATATGCTTTTGCTATAGTTGTAGAGGCATCTATCATCATGGGGTGCAACCTCCCATCGTTGTCAACCCAAGACAGTCTTACAAATTTTATAAAATCTTTTGGCAAAGTTAGCTGTAAGTCATCTGGCAATTCAAGTTCTAATACCTTAACCTCTCTTAGAGCGTCATAATGTAATTCCTGTAAACCTCTTTTAGCATGAAAGACTACATCATACCTTTTAACATTACTTAAAGCCTTATCGTCTCCAACGTAAAAAAGATAAAAGTTGTTTATTATGTCACTAAGTTTAGTGTATTGACTACCTCCCCAGTTTGCCTCATCGCTATAATATTGTTGATCCGTAAGTGCCATATATTACATGTTTTCTTTTTGTGTCTCCTGTTGATCAATACCCTGAGCAACTTGCGTAATTTCTGTTTCACGAATCGTAACACCAGCTAGTTTTAATATCTCAACGACCAGCTTTGGCTCATCTTCTGGACCAAGTTCAAAGTCTTGATAGTCCAGCGCAGAACCATTAAATACTGGCTCCTCAATACTTCCGAAGTCTGTAGAATAAGTCCATTTAGGTGTTCTTAATTTTCTTATATATACAAACTCTATTTCGCCTATAATACTGTCAGGTTTAACAGTTATAAAATCATCTACATCAATATAAACTGGAAAGTTTTTGGACGGTGCTGTGAGGTTAGAATTGATTAAAAACATCTCGTGTTTTTTTTCTAACTCCTCTATTTCCCTAGTAACATTAGCTTCTGTAAACCGCAAAGATATCAAGTGATACATATCTATTGGCTTAGAGTAATGATCATTTGCTTGTGGTACTGTTGTTTTTTTAACAAACTTTTCGATGTTCTTTCTAAGTATAGCCTCCTTATCACTATACACATCTCCACCTCTTCTGCTGTTAGTTTGTGTAACCAACCTGTTATACTCATCGAAGTAACGTGAGAATAATGTTTCTTGTGCGTGCTTTGCATATTGATTAAATTGATCTGGAGTTAGAAAACCCCTATTCTCTTTATTCAACACTGTCAAAACAGTTTGTCGTACGTGGTTGATCATGTTCTAAAACTTTACACAAAAATACGAAAAAAGGGAAGGCACATTTAGCACCCTCCCTTTGCATTCATTATATAATGTATTACTAAAGCTTGTTAGTTATGCCTTGTAAAACATCATTACCATCATCAGTTTTAAAGAAAGTTGCTAAAGCAGAAAATACATTTTCTCCGAATGGAACTGTAATGATTTTTTCTTTGCTTTTGTCATTCCAAAAAACCGTTCTGTTATCTTTAGATATTCCTATAATACCGAATTCGTGAGCACGAACAGCAATGTTTCTTAGCTTAATGTTATCATCGTTAGCTAAAGAAATAAACTCTTCTGGTTCGTTTTTAGCATACATAAGCATGTCTCTACGTATTTCGCTTGACGTCATGCTATTAACACGTGACTTGAACACAGATCTTGCGATAGCTTCTAAATCACTAATATCCATGTCACGAACCATATTAAGAGCGTCTAATACGTTAAACTCATCTTCCAGGTCTTCTGTTGCGTCTTGTTCCGCATCAAACTCAAAATAAAGCTTATTAAGTTGTGGGTGGTATATAGAAAGAAATTGTTGCTTTACAACATCTTCTTTAGGCACCTCAAGTTTTCCGTCTAAAAAAGTAATTCTACCTATAATAACATCACCTTGCTGTTCATCCATAAAAACAGAACTTTGATTGGTTGCATAACGTAAAGGTCTTTGCATTTTCCCGTCAAAGTATTGCAGTGGATGATTTCTAGAGTGCTTGGAATTTATAGTGTAGGATACAGGTGTTCCGCTTGTTTTAAGAATATATACACGATCCTTATTTTCCCATTTAGGCTTGGCAGCCGTAGTTCTTTTTGCCATTTTATTAAGATTTAATTATATTAAAATAAGGGGGACAGAAATACCATCCCCCTTGATAAATATTACTTCATTAAGATAAAGTTGTTTGCTCCATGTACACAAAGAGCTCTTTCGCTTAAGAAGTGTACTTGCATAGCGTCTAAATCACTAGTAGCAGCACCACCAGCAGATCCAGTCACCCAAGACTTGTACTTACGATCTTCAGCCTCGTTCTTACGATAACGTACGTTCAAGAAAGGAAGAGTTGCATTACGTCCCATTACTTGGTCATAGATTGAAGTTGTTCCAGCAGGTACAAGTACACCGTCAATTGAACCAACTAATCCACCAGTTACAGGATCGTTTAAGTATTTCCAGTCTGTTTTGTAGAAGTCATAACCTAAGTTGAATCCTTTGAATCCAAGGTTTAATGCCATGTCTTCTTCGTTGTCAAACAAACCATAAGATGCAGTAGAAGCACCAGAGTTATTCTGTGCAGCTAATACAGTATCAATCTCGAAAGACTTAGTACGATTCACAAACATTACGTTTTCTTGAATAGCACCTTCTTTATCAAGAACTTTAATTAACTCTTCGATATCATCTCTGCTATCGATAGAACCAGATGAGATGTTACCTCTGTTTTCTAGCTCATAGAATAAACCTTTAGTTCCTTCGAATCCTTCGTCATCAGCTCCTGAACTTGCAGCAGCAGGTACACCTTCAATTAAAGAAAGCTCTAGATAGTCTTCGTAACGTAAACGTGTTTCGCTTTCAGACTTAAGATACCATAAGTAACCTGAAGATTGCTCATCAGAATACTCAATCCATCCAATCTGTGCCATATCTGATCCATTTACTTCATACTTATCTTTGATGATAATAGGAGTAGTAGACAAGATATCTTTAGGAGCTTCTAAGCTTCCTTTCATTCCAGCAGTTCCTTTTTTAAACTCAGAACCGTATGCAAACACTTTTAATCCAGTTGTTGCCATTGCGGTATCAATAGCCGAATTTTCATAAGAAGCAACAGCAAAAGTATTAGCAGTTAAATCAGCATCATCAAGGATAATACCTTTCTCAGTAGTTCCGTCACCGTCAATAATGATAACAGTTTGTCCTGCACGGAAAGGGTGTCCTGTAGAAGTGATTACATCAGCAGCACGTGTTGCTCCTGTTACAGCTAAGTGTAAACGTCCTTGCTCTGTCCATTGGATAACGTCAGATGCAAAAGGCATTTCTGCGCCTACTTGGCGTAAGAAAGATGATACAGTACGATTCCCGTACTTCTCAAATTCTTTTTCATATAGTTCAGGTAAATACTGAGAGGTAAACTCAATATTTGACCCTAGGTAATTTGTCGACAATGTCGATTTGGTTGGAGCTGGTGTTAACGCACCACCTACACCAGTAAATGTTAAAGCCATTTTCTAATTTTTTTTATGGGTTATCTTTTTCTAAATTTGAGCCCACTAGAAAAGGTATCACCTGAGTCTAATATTTTAAAGTTTGATCCTTTATTTTGCGTATCCTTATTATCTCTCACAGACATGTCAATGTTCTTTGTCTCCTGTACAATTCCTTTTGTTGCATCAGACAATCCTTGTTGATAAGCTAATTTAGCTATTAAGTCAGGATTATTCATTGCGAATGCAGCTTTATGGAATTTCATACCATCACCCAAAGCACCTGTTTCTTTGTCTAAAAAATTATTAAGCATACTATTTATATCCGACTGAGATGATTTTACATTATCAACGTTTGTTACTTTAAACAACAACTTTTTATCACCTACGTTAAACTCAAAACCTTTGAATTCTTGGTTAAAAACGTTGTCTGTTTTTTCACGGAAAATCTTTTGATATTCCTGTTGCAGTTGATTCTGCTTTTCTGTGTTCTCTTTATATTCAGTATAAAAGCTAACAGCTTCTTTAATATCAGCAGATAATGGAGCTCCATCGCTTGACCCAAGGGGAACTTTGTACTTTTCTGCTATAGTATTTAAATGCTGCTTTGCCTTGTACACTTCGTCTTTAAAAGCTATCTTCTTTTTTCTTACTTCTTTCTCGTCATCATGTTCCTCGTCATAAGAGTAGTTTTCTGACAATAGATAGCTTATGTCTTCAGCTGATAGATGTGGTTTTGTTTCTTTGTAGTACTCTGTTAGAGCCTCTACATCAGACAGAGAATCAATATCTCTCTGTGCCATAAGAAAATCTTGAAGTCCTCTTCCAGTTTCTTTTTGGAATTCCAAGAACTTCTTCACATCATCCGTCAGCTCAATGCTTTCAGATTTTTCATTATTTGTAAGAACGTCTTTTAACGATTGACTCTCTACGTTATACCTTTCTTTTAGTACACTAAGAATATCATCATCCGTTAATTCTTTATCAGGTTGAGAGCTCTGTTTATTATCATCAACCTCTTCAGCAACTTCCGAAACTTGTATCTCAGGTTCTTCTTCTTGCTGTGTATTTTCTTGAGTAGCACTATCAACTTCGTCTACCTTTACTTCTTCTTGCTTTTGGCTTTCGACTTCGCTTTCGTTTTGGTCATTTTGCCCTTCATTTTCGATTTGTTCTTCCCGTACATTTTCTTCTTTTTTCTGGTACTCTATAGGATCACCATTGTCATCCAAAGGAGTTAGTTTGAAATCTAATTCTTCTGCCATTTTAACTGTATTATATTAAGGTATATTTATTGCAAAGGTACGAACAATTATTGTCCCATAAGTCCCTGAATACCAGAGCCTAACGAATCTTGTCCATCAAAGTCTATTGGATCGAGATCTTGCGTTCTTTGCTGTATAAGTTTGGATTGCTGAGAAGCTTGTTTTTCTGTTCTTTTATCTTTACGATCTTCTTTGTAAGCTTCTTTTGATAGTTGTGTGGCTACGTCTGTAGCTTGCCTTTGATTATTTATCTCGCCTTGCTTTTCTAGTAAGGTTAATTTATGCTGAAGCTCTCTGTCCATTTTCTGTATTTCGAACTGAGCTTTCATCTCTATTATTTTAGCTTCCATCTCTAGCTCTCTCATTCTGCCTTCTTGCTTTTTTGCTTCGGCTGCCATCTGAGCTTGTTGATTTGCTTGCGCCTGCAAAGCCATGTTCTCTTGCTGCTTTTTCTGATCGCTTCTTTCTTTACGTCTTTTGCGAACCTTAAGTAGTTGTGAAGCTATTTTTACGTTCTTAACACTTCTTACATCTATAACATCGTCTATATCAACTTTACCAGCACTTAATGCAGCCTGTATATTTGCTTCCAGTGCTTGCTTTTCTTCTTCGTCTGGATGTAACTCTATAAATATACCAAAGTCGTGTAAATGCAACTCCTTAATTTCTTCCATTAGCTCAACACTAGACTGACCTATTGACTTAACAAAGTCATCTCTAAAGTCTGAGTATTCAAGTACATCAGATATTCTGTATGCAACACACTCTGCTAGTCTCTCTGTAGTAAACAATCCTGAGTGTAATACGTGTCTTGTTGCCGTATTACTATTAAGAGCAGCAATCTTTTGCACACCAACTAAAGAATCTGGATCAGGCATGCTGCCGTCTCTAGCCTCATTTAAACCTGTAACGCCTCTTAATACATTCAGGTTGTGATTGTACATATTTATAAGTGTAGATATTTTATTATTAGCTCCACTAGACGTAAGTTCTTGTACAGGAATTTTGCCATGATTGAATTCACCCTCTTCATTGGTGCTCCTACCAATAACAGTACCTGTTTGGAAAAACAAGTTAAGTGCCTCTTGAGGCGTGTAAGTCGCACCATTTCCTAAGTTTATTGAAGATAATCCGTCAACATCTAAGTATACACCATCTGGTATCATTTTAGATGTTACTTGCTGTAATTTTAAGTGAGTTAGCTGTATTTGATCAGCGAATGGAATCATTCTTTTCACTAGAGAGTCTATCTGTCCTCTGTACATTTTTGGCGCACTGACAATGTAAGGAGCGTACACCTTTTGTACCGCTGACTTCGGTCTCACCATGTTTTTCATTAATTCCCATTTCAGAATGTAGTGTGTGTTTAACACAAGTACACCTTCGTACCATACGTCAATTTTTTTAGAAAGTTTCTCAAATCTTGCTTGATCTGTTTTTGGTGCATCAAATTGATCGTCTTTCTTTAACACCTTATCTCCTCCGTAGGCGTTTTTCTTTTTCTTGTATACGATACTCTTGTCAGTCTTATAACAGAAATATAATAATGTTACTGTACTCTTGTCAAAGTTATCAGTGTTAAATGTGTGTCTTATACCAGGATACACATCGGCCTTTGACGAAAGCTTTGCAATTTCCTCTAATTGCTCCTTACTTAATGAAGGATCTATTTTTTTTAGCTCACTAATGTTTACGTTTTTTACCTCACCAAAATAATAACAGTCTTGAAACCTTGGATCCTCCGTAGGACTCCATATTAGATTTTGTGGATCAACGTACTCTATTTTAATTCCGTCATGTAGATTAAAAGAATGTTTAACAGCAGATATCCCTAAAACGGTTTGGTCTGTGTCAACTCTATTTTTAATCTGATCATAGTTATTTATTTTGAATACAGTTTCAATAGATTTTTCTTGAGCTATTTCTATATCATCCTTGTATTCAGTTACCATATGTAACTCTAATTCATCATCGCTTTCTGGTAAGTTTTCTGGATCTTGTGTAAACATCTTTGCTCCAAGAACAGACTCCATTTCCATAAAGTCATCTTTGTTACTCATTTCTGTAGCAACTCTATTCTTGTATACTGCCTTTTTGTTTGATGAAACAGGATCTACGGCTTCTGCTCTAACATCATATAATCTGTCAGACATACCATTAACTACTATGTCAACAAACTTAGGTATGATTGGCACAGGCGTCCAATCTAGGTTTAGATAAGATATATCACCATTAACCCCTAATTCGTCTTTGTATTTTTTTACGGACTGCTCGCCCATGGCATATTGCCTTAGCCTATGATAACCATCTCTGTTGTTCACAAACCTAGATGTACCAGAGCTTTTTCTAAACCACTCTTCCTCTATAGCACGTCCCACACGTAGCCCAAATTCCTTGGATTGCTTGCTTGCATCAGATACAAGAGGATCGGGGATACCGACAGCCATGCGGTGTTTAGTTCCGTTCATACTCTATATAATTGTACTTTGTCGACCTTTATTATCGTACTTTGCAAAGGTAAGGTTTATTTCGTTATTGTTTTTCACAGGTTTGACAACATACTTGTTATTAGCCATTATTGCTAGGCCCGAACTAACAGTCGCATCAAACTTTGTTCTTTTATTAATATCGTAATTAGCCCAGTCCAATAATGTTCTGTTAAAATACATTTTACCCTCTCTGTCTCCTGGATATCCAACGTGGTCATTTATATAAGATTCTATAGCTTCTGCGTGTATGGATATAACTGAAACAGATGACGGTATGCCACCTAATTCTTTTTCGGACTTAGATAAATCCATCTTGCTTTTATCGGGTCTTGATATTGAAAATGCACGATATCCTCTGTTTTTCAAATAATATAATAACCGTGGCTTATTGTTTTCCACTAGTATTGGCATTCCGTAAAAATGTAAAGACATAAGCACATTTTCATAAAACACTTCGGCTGTTTGTGGACGAGAAATGTACTCTAAGAAAAATATATCTGAAGGAGCCTCTAGATTCATTTTTGTCAAACCGTGTAATGCACCCTTAGATCCACCACCTCCCACTACTCCAGATATATCATAAGAGTCACAACCAAAGCTCCCTAGGTGTTCGTTTCCTGGAAAGTATTTACCATTTTTCTTTTGAACATTGTTTCTTAACTCAAGACTAGGCAACCACGTGACGTGAAAAGCCCCATTAGGGTCTGGTGTCCATATAACTTCTGTATCTCTTACGCCATTACGCCAAGAAAAGTTCCCTCTCTGTATAACACGTTGAGCTTCTAGAGTATCATTATAATCTATTTGTTCGTATATCCTAGTCAAATTAAATAAACTATTCTGTGCTTCGTCTCTAAATGCGTGATTTTCTGTCCTTGGAAATTGCCTGTAAAATTCGTTTAAGGCATCAGGATCGTTTTTAAGAGACTCTACTTCGTTTTGCCAGTAATCGAGAACACCCTGATATATATATTGATCCTGATTGTCTAATACAGGATTTTCTGGCGTGTAAAAAACTGGATATCCAAACCTGTCTAAAAACCCCTCCATGTTCCATTCCATCGGTATGAAGAGAGAATACATTCCGCTTTTAGTTTGACCATTTGCGTTACGCTCTAAGACATTAGAGTCGTCATATAGTTTTTTAAAATTCTCACCACCCTTGTCTCTAGCGTTACATGTAGAGCCCATCATACATTTACCTATGATTTTTCTACCTAACCTTAAAGTAGTTTTAGTTACTCTCCAGTTGTTAAGTATGTTATCTGGCCTTTCCCACTTACCACTTTCATCATGCACCAACAGTTTAAGTTTTTCTCCATCATAACTATTGTCGCCTGTGTTTTTCCAGTCTATTGTGGTATCGAGACCAGTAAGGTCATCCCTGTCGTCCCGCTCGATACTTTTTCGTGTAAGCTTAGAGGCAGGCACCCTGTAGGCAAGTTCTGTTTTTGGTCTATCCATACCGTCTTGGATAGGCTTAAAAAAGAAGGGGTAATTTTTGGATATTGGCACAACCTTGTCTGTGAACATTTTCTTTGCATCAGCACCAGTCTTTGACAAGATACCAAACCTGGCGTCTGAGGTGATTGTGGCTTGATTGACTGATTCTGCGCTTGACATGAATGAGAAACCAGACCGTCTGTTCTTAAGATAGCACATTCCGTATGACCTTTCATCCGCCTTACATGCTTCCCAGAAGATAAAAAAGATTCTGTTTGATTCCCTATACTCTGGATGTCCGACATCGATTTTGGTCCACTGCAAGTACATGTAATGAGTGCCAGTGATATAAGTAGGATTACCGTTGTTTTTAAACCAGTAACCATTTTCTCTTCTTTCGAACTCATTCTCAATGTAATCAACCCATGACTCCTTGAATGCAGATGTGTACTCATTCCACTGGAATATGGTCGAAATTTTTTTAAGTTCTGTTGGTATTGGTTTTGCTTCCCAGAATTGCTCGTTAACCTTTTCACTTCTTTGATAGACGTTTTCAGGCTGCAAAGGTAATGCTATTTTTAGGTTTTGTATTTCTACTACTTCACCTATTTGACCAGTTTTTCCAATGACAACGACATCATGTTCAGGGTTGTATCCATACTTCCACGCTTTGTCTTTGTTTAGTTTGTCTATCACCTTTTTATCAATGTGATTGACAACCATCATAAGGTCAAGTTTTTCTTCCTCTTGACTCTGCGAAGCTTTGGAATCCTGTATCTTTTCCTTTACTTTCTTTAGACTCTGTCTCGCCATTGAGTTTATCTCTTTCGTTCTCTATCCTCTGCAATATCTCAAAAGCATCAAATATTGCTAATTTCTTTGTTGCTGCTGCATTCTTTAATCTATCAGCTGCAAGGTCATCATCTGGATGTCCAGTTATAATACTCTCTTCAGCAACCTTAATAAGCTCTTCTACTGCCTTTTCACCAGCAGAAATGACTCTAGATATAGTCTCTTTAGTATCGCTCATTAGTATAAACGTATGTATATTCTAAATCTTCCCAAGTTGAGGTAGACACCCAATAATTATCCATATAAATTACTTATTCATTATGTAGTAAAACAATTTTACTAAATAGTATTCTATAAATCTAAACAATAAATATCCTACAATAAATTCTTGCATATTAAAAAAGTATACAAATATCTTTGTTTTTCATTCTGTACAGTTTCTGATCGTCTATAGTAAACTTATACTCACTGTTCTTTGTGAATGCTACCTTGTCTCCAGGTTTTAAATAATCGTGGTTTATATACTTTATTATACCCACGTGTTCTTCTTCCTGTACGTCAACCCTGTGCAGCAATTCATCTTGCTGATAATCAATAGGCTTTACAAAACAGTAATCGTTATGTGTATTCCACTGATTATTTCTATAGTACATGTATATTTTATCGTCATATACAAGATACAAATTATCTCTAATATATTCGTTGCTTTTGCGCTTGTTGCCCTTCATGTCATAATAGGTTCGAAAAACATTATGATGCACAACAACTAAATCGCCTTTCTGTAGTGTAGAGTTATCTCTTGTACTAACAACCACACCAATCCTGTTTACATAATCAACATCTTCTATAGAAGTGTTATTTATTAAAGTTACTCCAGATATTGTTGTTTCGTTGTTATACTCTTGTCCTAAAGGTTTTATTAAAGTGCCATATCTTGGCTTCATATATCTATATTGTATTCTATTGTAATTGGAATATTTTTAAAGTCTTTCCATTTAACGACCTCTTCGCCTTTTTTTATCCACACACTATATATATCCTTTTCGTCTTTACTTATTTGATATATACTGTAGCTTCCATCCATTACGGTGTTACCTACAAGATAATGCATAGCATCCTTATAATTACCTCCTATGGAGATTTTTCTAATGTAACTCATTTATGATATATTTTAATAACCAGGAACGACTAAATCCTTATAAACACAAGCAGCGGCATAATTAGAAAAATATGGACTTGTATTCGTGTTAGCTCCCTGAGACGGCAATGCATAAGAGTTATTAGGATGTGATATTTTTACTTGCACTCTAATAGAGTTGTCAAATCTTAATGGAACAAACCCTTTTGCTGGAGTAAACTCATCAGGCATAGGTAGAGCGATTGATTCCTCAGGATGAGTGTAAACACCCATACTATTCTTAGTGTAGTAATAAGTTCTGTGATGTGCCCCTGTACCAAGTGCGCTGTGATTCATACCGAACATACCTCCTGAAAATGGATTAGATGTTGTACTAGTACTACCAAGACAACCCCAAAATAATCTTTCGTGTGATGAAGTTGTAGAACCATTTCTGTAGTGTAGATTTCCTACGAATTCATATTCTTGACTGTCAACAATGATTTTAATATGACTTTTACCACCTACCTCAGCACCATGATTTCCAAGTCCAACAACCCATCCTAAATAGCCTCCAAAGCCACTATGATTACATACATCAACCCAAGTGTCTTGCTGAGTATTGTAGTCAACAATAACATATCCACCAGCAATATCACTATTTGTTGCTGCCTCAAAATTATCTATTTGCGTGTGATTCCCTGCATTTTCATCTTTCATGTTAGGATTACGCCAGGTATAGTCATTGTAAACAGTACTCCACTGGTCGTCATACATATTAAACATTCTAGGCATACTTGTATACCAGAAAACCTCCTCATGCGTTCCATCATTATAATTAGACCATGTTTTAACATATCCCACATGATAAACTCCTACAGGAAGCAAACGAGGGTCTGTAGTGTATTGTGATTGTCCTGACGCCACTGCGTCTCCAAAAAATTGTGATAAAGTTGCCATAGTTTATTTTTTTTTAATATCCTGGTATTGTGTAATCAAATGTCCATGCAGCAGCAGCGTAATTAGAATATTCGTTTGTTGACTGTGTTGTTACACCTAAACCATCGTTTTTAACAAAACACTGAATTGAATTCTCAAATCTTAGTCCTGAATGACCTGCATAAACTCCTCCCAACGTCCAAGGATTTTTTAATTGGTATTGAGCCATGGTTTGGTATAAAACACCATTGTGACCATATCCAATAGATCCATTATGATTATCTCTATCTGTTCCTATATCATCATAAGCAGCAACAGTGTTAATACCTGGTGCCCAGCTACCAGACCCTGTTCCTGGTTGGATTGCACCCCACCCAAGTCTTCCTCTATGCAGAGTGGTATTTCCATCATAATATAGATGTTGGGCAGTAAACTCATATTCTTGTGCGTCAACAATAATTTTTATACCTGTAGTTGGTTTTACAGTAGATGATACTACTAGGTTTTTCTGAGCTGGACCTAACACCCATGCTAGATAACCTGATTCACCTGTTACATTGCAAATCTCGACCCAGTTTCCAATATCTGTGTCTTCTATTTTAACAACATTACCTCTTCTTCTGGTATCAAAAAAAGCAGGATCCGCAATATCTCCATATCTCTTATTTACTGTCCCAACATTCCAGCTCCTATTAGGAAGTTCTATATTACCACCAAATTCAACAGAGTCTACTTCATTGTAAGTATTCATGTAAGCATTCATCGCATCCCAGAAGTAGATTTCATAAGCGTTTCTCATGGTCTGAACCCTGGTTTTAATACCGAAGTACCTTGCATATACAGCTGGAAATTGTCTAGGATCTGTAAGATATTCTGATTGCCCTGATGCTACAGCATCCCCAAAAAATTGTGTAAGTGTTGCCATAACTTATTAGTTTTGTCCGATTATTACCCATCCTTTATCATCTCCTGAAAAAACTAATTCAAAAGAACTATATCTATTGTTTAATGTCAAGTTACTTGATAAACCTAATATTTTTTTGCCATTTCTATTAACTACACAAGTTTCTACTTGCGACAAGTTGGATATTTTGATGCTGTCACCAACTGCTGGTGCTGCTGGCAAAGTTAAAATCAAATCAGCTGTAAAAACATACAGTGTTCCAGCTACTGCTGTAGCGTTGTCAGATATAACGCTTACAGCATGTTTTGCATCATTAGTAGTTAATACAACATTACCAGTTCTACCATTAACTTGAGTAACGTCATTAGCGTCATCATTTTGTAGGTTTACAATGTCAGAGTATACTTCTGTAAAGTTATCATTAACCTTATCAAAAGCTTCTCTTACATTGTCTCCAGTTGTTAAATCACCAGCTGTACCTAAATCTATGTTTTGTCTAGCCATTTTCTTTTATTTTTAATTGCATGTTGTGTTATCGTATATAATATTGTTTTCACCACCCATATATCCGTGATATAAGCACTCATATGATAAGAATCCAAAGTCACCTGTTACAGTAACTGTTACATCACCATAGTAGTATGTGTATTGATATCCGTCCTGAGCTTGCTTACTGCCACCTGCATATTGACCTGAATATGTAATGTTGTTAGTTTTCCCGTAATTCAAGAATGCTATAGGGTGTGATGCGGAAATGTTTTTAAATACATATGTTCCTGTTGTCATTCCGTATAAGCCATAGTTACCATTAAAGATATATTGACCGCCACCATAAGTTGCTGTATTCCCTGAAGCTGCTGTAGATAAACAGTATTGTGCTGTTGTTGCTACAGTTGTACTAGATGTTGTGGTAGGTTCTAGTGTAGTTGGTATTATGGTTGTTGTAGTCTCTATAAGACTATTTGGTATTTCTGTTGTTGTAGGCGTAATTAGTGTTGTTGTAGATGTCGTAGGTATTACACTAATAACTGGACAAGTATCATCAAATACAAGTCTATCTTGACCACCCATATATCCATGATTAGAGCAGTCATAACTAATTACACCAAAATTACCTGACACCTGTACAGTTATATCACCATAATAATAATTATACATATGACCGTCTGGAGCCGTATGCGATATACTTTTCATTGGTTCACCGCTATAGCTTATATTAGACCAGTTACCATAGTTTAATATAGCTATTGGATGAGACTGTGGAACGTTTCGTAAAACATACGTTCCATTTGTCAACCCAATTTTCTCATTAGAAACGTATGGTCTATTGTCAAACAAGTAATACCCGTTACTAGCAGTGATTGTTTGCTCTTCTGTTATGCAGAAAGTGTAGTCAGTAGCACTAGAAGTTGTTGTGCTTGTTGTCAAAGGCAAAGTGGTTGTGCTAGTGTGACTTATGGGACTATACTTAAATATATCTTGACCACCAGCATAAGAATTTTCATTATATCTGTAAAAACCTACTTGTCCAAAATCACCATCAACTATAACAATAATTTCTCCGTGGTAAAAGTAATGTGGTGTACCATCTACTGATTTAACTGATCTTTTGTAAAAATCACCAGAATAACTTATTTGAGATTCTTGACTACCAAAAAGCCCTGTTGTTGTAGCTCCAACAATAGCGATTGGATCATCATCTGGAGCTGTAAATATGTAAGTTCCTTCTTCTAATCCATATCTTGTGTTTGCATTATATGCAATACCATTAAAAACAACGTTACCGCTACCATCAAATGTTATTGCAACTTCTTCAGGCAGGTTAGTTATAGTATGTGGAAAAGCTGTAGTAGTAGGTATTACTACTTCTTGATATGGTAATATTTTTGAATTTCTTGGTGTAGAAGTTGTTGTGCTCGTAGTTGCCTGTACAACTCTAACTATATCCGTGTCTTCTAAAGCTTCATTGCCAACGCAATCAAAGTTTCTAATAGATGACGCATATATTGTTGTATCACTAACTTTTGATGTCGTATCTGACGCAGTAGTGCCTTCAGCCGTTAGGTAGTCTTGGTGTACAAGTATTTTCTCCATACCTATATACCCTTGAGCTGTTGGTTTTTTGTAATAATATAAGCTTATAGTTTCGAAATTATCTCTAACCTTTATTGTTACATCACCATAGTAAAAATCATATACAGAATCTGCATCTGTTCCATTGGTTTTTATAAAATGTTTTTTTCTTAAATCTCCTGTGTATGTGATTTTTTGTTCTTTGCCTTTATTTAAAACAGCAATAGGATAGTCCGCAGGTACATTGAGTATTTTATAGTCTCCATTCGTAACAACGTAATTTGTATTCTCGTAATAATCTTTATCATTAAAGACCATCTTATCACCGTTGTATTTTACAACTGTTGCTTCAGTAGTATCAATTAAACACTCCAGCTCTGAAATACCTTCTGGTAAATCTGAAGGAGCTGCCGTGGTTGTTGATGTTGTAGTTGTGTTTTCTACATCAGCATTTACGGTAGCGTCATAAGAAGTTAAAACAAAATCTGTTCCTGGAACCCAACCCACAAATCCTCTTTCGTCTACATCTGTAATTCTAAATTCATATGTAACGTCAAATAATTGTATATCCCAGACCACACCATTTAAACTTGTTGCATATCCGTTTGGATAAGATGCTATGTAAACACCGTTTTTGTATACAACATCTATAACAGTAGTGCCTTTAGTGTGATACCAATAACTTAATGATCTTCCTACGCTATTCGAATTGGAATTGTCTCCAGACTCAAAATCGTCTGCCGTAAAAGTAAACTTAGATATACCAATATAATTGCTACCACTACGAGAATAATAGTAAGCTAAATAAAAATTATCATTAGCGAATGTTAATGATCTTTGACCCCTATAATTTGATTCTGTATTATCAAATAAGTAAAACCAAGAACTATTACCAGTAGCTCTTGATCTGGTGTTATAAATACCGTTCTTATTCATATATGAACCTGCATAGCCTGCGTCCGTCCACATCATGTATGGGTAATCCCCGTCTACTCCAGAAAACTCAGGAGATACACCATAATGGCCCATCCATCCTGGTTGACTAGCTAACTCAGTTATACTATAATATTCTTGATTTTCAGATAAGCTAATAAAACCTATTTTCCAGGCATTTGCTGAATTTCTATAGTTACACCATATTTTTCCTCCGAAATACGTCATTGTAGTACCATAACTGTTTCCGAAAGCACCTGATACATCATTCCATGTAACAAAATCTTTTGTGTAAACTGGTGGTTCATTATCTACTTTTGTATGGAAAAACCATGCTCTATTAATAGGATCAAATCCAATACTATCACATCTTGCTTCCGATCTAAAAGGGTGTCCATCTGGATGTAAAACTTTTGTCCAATTATACATGTCATCACTGACCATTATATAATTGTTGCCATCGTCTACTACAATATATTTTCCACCAACATATTTTACTCTGTGACTTATGTTGTCTGGCTGTGCTGGTAAAACTTGATATTGATTAAATCTAAGTGAAGATCTTAATGTAGTAAAAATCTCATTTCGTGAAAATATTTTTTGTGCTGATATAGCGTCTTTTCCAAAAGCAGTTAAACCATTTGGTGCATTTAAAAGTGCAGCGACAGCATCATCATTAGCTAAAATTAAATCTACCGCATGAGAGTTAGATGCAATCTCATATGCTGTTCTTGGGTTGTTTATTATTTTACCGAAACCAATATGACCAGATACTGTATTTAAAAAGTTATTAAAAGCTGCATTGTCATTATCTTCATTTGTAATAAATAAAAATGCATTTGCCTCAAGCTGCGAGTTCTCTTCTCGAGTAGCATTATCAGATATCATATCGTATGCTTCGGTATTGATACCTATAAGCTCATCGTACCTGTCGTGAGCCTTCATCTTATCTAAAAGATTGGGATATGAAATTACTTCCTCAAACGCAATTCTAAAAAGAGAAGACTGTTTTATTTGAGAATCAAGCTGCCCTTGTGTTATATCTGCGCTAAAAAACGTGTCGTATATGAATATAGCTTTATCTGATAGACTGCTTGCCATGCTTGTTTATTTTATTGTGTTTCTACTACTCAGCAGGTGCTTCTGTAGTAGTTGTTGTTGTTTCTTCTGGTGCATGATACTGAGTGTTTCTTTCTATTATATCTGAAATCTCAATAATACCAAAAGCATTTTTTACAATATTTTTATTTTGTTCTGTCATGGAATATAACAAACAATTGTCATCAGTTGTATCGACATCTATATTTTCCAGTTCAGAAAACCAAGTATTAAATTCTTCTGTCTCACCTGTTAGGTCAAGTGATGATAAAAGAGGCTTTAACAAAGCTGCTGGCACTACTGTTTGTGCTCCATGCCTTTCTACCAAGTCCTGCTTTGTGCTTTCTCTTATAACCATAGGACTAGCGTTAACATCTATGTAATTTCCCTGTGATACTGACACGTTGTTAGCAACTTCCTTACCCTCTCCTCTATCTCTGTGATATTCAAAGTCAGACTCGCTTTCTTGAACAACTCTAACAACTATGTTATTGTCAAATAATATGTATTTCATCTTAAGTGGTTATTAAGTTTAGGTTTCTGTCGTAATTAGACTTTCGTGTGCCATCTGCATTATAATATTCAAATAAATAGTTATAAGGGTTGTATATACCCATAGACGTTCCAGATGCTGTATAGCCTTGTCTGTCCATATAGTCCCAATTAAATTTAACGTAATCATACTCTTGATGATCATTACCTCCGAATATGTCGTTAGTCACGTCTGTCATGTCAGCGTGTTTAGCAAACAAATAATCACAATCTGCAAGCATTTGATGATGAGCGTTACTAGCGTATTGTCTAGAAAAAATAAACTTGTCGTGTTTAATAGGAATTGCATTAAATCCTCTGGAAGTGTCAGTGTATCGAAAAGGAAGCATTGCCCCATCAGACACCCTGATTAACGCACCTGATATACCAGCTCCGTAATAATAATAAGAATGGAATAACGCAGCATATTTACCGTCATTAGTCACACTAACAATACCTCCACCATAATCAGCAGAAGTGTAAGGAGTGCTACCATCCCACCACTTCATTGCATCATACTCGTAACCATCGTTAGCAGAGTTTTTAACAATTCTTCTTATTGCTAAACCTTTAGGTGAATGCGAATGGTCGTAAGGTGTAGATATAATCATAGTATCGTTATCACACAAAACGACTTTTCCATGATACCTATCGTATGTAGAATAGTTATTTACTGCTTTATCATCTTGTGACGCTGTCTTGAAATCTAAATCACTGTCTATTTGTAAAGTCATTATGCCTTCTGAAACAGGGTTAACATCATAACCAGAAACCTCTACCCTTCCTAAACATATATCCCTTAAATCTTTTCCTTGATTTATTGTGTAAAGTTTTGGATTCCAATTGTAAGATGTTCCATTTGCTTCTGTTTCTATATAAGCAAATTTATTAGTATTAGCGTTAAATGCTGTTAAACCGTAACCACTATTATGGTAGTCGGTAAACCTTAATCTATCGTGATATTGTATATCGCCTGGATAATTATTATCGTCACCTGTTCTATGATCAAATTTACCCCAATTTTGGAAGGTATTGTGAGAACGGTTAGTTGTCCAATAATCACTTTCAGCTCTCCTGTTAGGTCTTTTCATTCGACTATAAGTTGCAAAGTTTCCTGGCTGAGTAGCGTGCATATACAACATATTGCCGTTGTAAGGTCTAGACATAATAAAATCTCTCTTGCAAGTTCCCACAACAGAAGTTATAGACCCACCATAGGTCACACGTTCGCTTGAACCAGTATAATTGGTCGATAGAAGAAAATTACCTGGATGTAATCCTGCCCATGCTTTTGGATTAAAGGTATGTCTTCCGATACCATAGTGATCCATATAACCAGTTACGCCTGGGTTGTTTCTGTCAGAACTTGCAGCTGTCTCTTCTGTGCTGTATATTCCATAATTGTGAACCATTTCCCAATACTGGTACCTCGCTGACGGCATTAAATGGTCTTGTATATTGGCTGACGCACCAACAGTGTATGTAATATCACTATTATGCACACCTACTTCATCAATTTTTTGCATCTCATGATTGTAAAGACTTACTGTAGAATCATAAGTAGTATACCCTCTTCTATTTACCCTTAAGAAAGCTGCTGACTTCCAAGGATGATCTATAACTCTTTCTGGATAACCTGGGTTATGTGGCTTAAAGTTTTTAGGTAATGGGTGCGGTCCATCCCATTTTGGTGCATCATTATCTTGACCATATTGGTCTTTTTCGGTTATAAATGTGATACTTTCTTCTACAGATGATTTTCCAGGTAAAGCGTTTATTGTTGTTGTAATTTCAGCATCTGTGGCAACAAGCGTGTCTTTAGCGGTATTAATTGCTGAAACCGCATTTGTCGCAGATGTATCTATTCTGCTTGCAGTTGCACTAAATGTATCAAGTGCTGTTTGTGAATCTTCTTGAAACTGTGAGTTAGCAGAGTCAATTGCATCAACTGCAGATTGCGACAGTCCAATTACGACTGCTTGAAAATCATTTCCTGTTTGTAGCTGATTGAGACCTTTTGTGTACAGTACAACCTGTTCAGCCGTAGCCGTTCCATCGGTTATTTTCTGTGATATATCATCAACTAAACTTTGACTTAGAGTTATAGAGTTAGCCATCTTTTATTTTTTTACAAATTTACTAAATATTATGATAGGTTTAATGAGTAGTACACGTCTTCCAGTCCAACCATTCCGTATAAGGCAATATCTCCACCGCCTCCACCGCCTCCTGCGCCATTGACCCAAGACTGACTGTCCGCACTGTATACTAAAGCTTGACCATCTTCTGGTCCTGTTATATTTACATCAGCTAGATCATTTAATCCTGCACCAGCATCAACGCCTCCAGAGAAGGTGGCTGATAAATTTCTAAACAATCCTGCTTGATAAATGTGTGAATCATCTTCGACTGTTAAGTCCGTACACTGCTTCTTTAACAGCAAGGTAGCAACATGTATTGCTTGTTGAGATGTATTTTCTGCTTCAGTAAAGTCCTCTAAAAATAAATGTCTTTCTGCTGCATCTTTATTTTCGTAATAAGCTCTACCGTAATAAACTACTAATATGTCTGGAGTAGAAGGAAAATAATAAACTCTTTGTATGCTGTACTTGTTATTAGGTACAGTAGCTAAACCATTCTGATTATTGAATTTAGTTGGGTCAATTGTAGTGTAACCTTGACCGTTTGGACCATCATCTAAAACAAAATTTCCATTAGAGTCTTTATGATACCTGTGTATTTTACACAAAGTTTTAGCACCATCAATTATATCAGAAGGTGCGTTAGGGTTTGTTGAGTAATTTCTACCTACCGCAAAGGCTTTACCAGATGATCTATCTAAAGATAAGTTATTTCCGTTAGCCGTTATTTTATGGCCTTCCCTTTTTAATGGTCCAAAAAATCTTATAAACTCGTGAAACTGTGTGTTAGAGTTATAAGCTGTTATTGGAAAAGTTTTTGCAAATAAAACTTGTCCAGCAGAGTGTATAACAGAACCAATAATTATTTTGTTTCTATATTGAGCGTCTGTAAAAGCTGTGGCTTGTTGTGAAACAGTTCCATCTTGATTAATATAAATCCAAGCATTACGTTGTTCAGGATCGTTAGCGTCAAGATTACTTACAGTAATGTGCTGTTGCGTCCAGTCTACATATACGATTTCTGGATGTGGAACCGTTGAAGATGTTTTATTTAGAACATTTATAATACCCCTTCCAGCTTCTATTGTAAACTTAGTGTTATCTGTTGCGTGTGCAGATAGCTCACCACCAACTAATATACCTGTAGATATTTCTTCGGTTAAAGTGTCAACAGATAAGGTGTGGTTGTGGTATCTAAACTCCAGTACATTATGATTATCCTTTTCAGCAACATATATACCGTCACTTATATTAGGTGTGTTTTCTTCAGTGCCAGTAAATTTAATAGTCCCACCCAAAGACACATCTTCTGCTATCGTTGCACTACCAGTACTATCTACGTTACCAGTAGCCGTATCTACAATAAAATTACCAGAACCAACATCAAGTTGAGTGTCATTAAATGTAAGGTTTGTATTGCCCTCTATCTCTCCGTTAGGTCCAGCCACGACAATGTTGTTGTCAGTCAAATCCTCTACGTTAGCCGAAGAAAGAGTAGCTTGTCCATCTACATCCAGTGTTCCAGTAATCTGTTGATTTGCACCAA